AGGTCAAGCAGCTGCCTGACCTCTGGCCGCATACGCATCAGAAACATCCGGTAATGCTGGGTTGAGCTCATCTGTAAAGTCTCCAAACGGTACGATTGCAGAAAGATATATCGATTCTGACGACTTCGCAACGCTTGTCAGAATTGATACACAACGAAAAAGATACGTTTGGGTACTTGACAGGTATTTCTGCGCGATATATTTTTCGCCTTACTGCATCGCGCAGCACCCTACCGCTTAACAGGAGGATCAAATGGCACCGCATCAAGGCAAGTTCGTCGCGTACTACCGCGTATCGACCGACCGTCAAGGTCAGTCTGGCCTTGGCATCGAAGCACAGCAGGAAGCAGTGCGTACATTTCTCAATGGTGGCCGCTGGTCAGTGATCGGCGAGTTCACCGAGATCGAATCCGGTACCCGTAAGCGCCTAAAAGACCGCCCCATGTTGAAGGCAGCACTCGAGCTCGCCCGCAAGCAGAAGGCCACCCTGGTGGTTGCCAAGCTCGACCGCCTGGCACGCGACGTTCAGTTCATCTCAACGCTGCTGAACGGCAAGGTGCAGTTTGTCTGCGCCGACATGCCGCAGGCCGACCGCGTTTTCCTGCAGATGGTCAGCGTGTTTGCTGAGTACGAAGCAAAGCGGATTTCTGAGCGCACCAAGGACGCGCTGGGCGCGTTGAAGCGCCAGGGCAAGAAGCTCGGCTCGCCGACGCCTGAGATCGGCAGCGCCGAGGGCGTCAAAGTCATCCAAGCAAAGGCCGACGCCTACGCAGACAAGGTCGGGCCGATCGTGCGCGACATCATCCGCAAGTCCGGTGCTGACACCCTGCGCGACATCGCTGCAGCGCTTTCAGCTCGCGGCATCGAGACACCCCGCGGCAACAATGACTGGCACCCCAGCCAGGTCAGCAACCTACTGAAAAGGATCAAGTGATGGACAAGCTCAAACCAGCGCTGCTGGTGCTCGGCTTCTATGCCAGCTTTTTTGGCTTGGCGTACCTGATCGGATTGAGCTGGGCGATGGCGGCTTTTGCCATCGGCCTAATTGTTGCTCTTCCAGCGCTCCGGGCGGCAAACAAACGGCGCGATCAGCGAGCCGTCATCGAACGAAACAGGCTCATCGAGCAACACTTCGACGACCATATTTCTCGGTGATATACTGTTCAAAAATACAGTGCGAATATTATAAGGATATTAATCAATGACCTACGAACCTGTGAAGCCGCTTGACGGCATGAAAGACCTAGATCGCAAGACCGTTGCCAAGTATTTCAACCGGGTTGGCCGCGGCTTGCACTGCCGGGTCGATGTGCCGCTGTTGGTCATTGATGACATTAAATGGGCAGCCAAGATCTTTGGCGAGCTCTCCAAGAATCTGACCCAGATCGCCTGGGAAGATCGGCGCACCGACATCTTGCGGGTCTTAGAGGCCCGCTATGCGATCGAGGCGTCCAAGCGTGAGCTGCATTACCGCAACGAACGCAAGGAAACGGTGCGGATGAGCAGGAAGATGCGCGACAACCCCTATACAACCAAACACAACCTGTAGTGGGTGTCGACGAATTGACCTTTTGGAAACTGTACTACAACACATGTTCTTGATGAGAGGAGAAAAACATGAGGAATCAAGCGGGTTTTAAGAAGCCGCAGCGGCATAATGTGTATTTGGGTTATTGCCGTGCAAACAACTATATAGCGGGTTTGTCGCATAATTTGTATTCCGAAAATTGCGGCGACAAACACAAGACTTTTGCAGCGCAGCACGACTCTCTGACCCCCTGGTCAGACCACCGCATCCAAGCAATTCTCAAACCTGAACGCCGGCAGGCGATCGCCGAAGCGGTGTTCGAGGTGATCCTTTTCGCCCTGTTCGGGGCGATGCTGGTATTCGCTTATTTTAGCTAGGAGGCGGCCATGCAGACCGCCACCTTGGGTCGCGCCCTGCGCGACGCCCAGCTGACTCTTTTTGAGCACAGAGACACAGAGTTCCTAGAACGCTGTCGAGCACTAGCCGTTGAGATCGCACGCCAACAAGGCACGGTGTGCATCAACGACATAAGAGCACAGCTGCGCTTGCCTGCTGAGACACACCCGTCCGTCCTGGGCGCGGTTTTCAGGTCAAAAAAATTCACGGCAGTTGGGTTCACTGAAGCAACCCACAAGGCTGCCCACGCTCGCGTCGTGCGCGTGTATCAACTCACCGAGGAGGACAATAAAAATGGTTAATAAGGTAACCCCTGACACCATGCTGTCGGCCAGCCTGCTGCCGGCACTCATGGGGCTGTCAAAGTATGGCACCCCGAACGACGTGCTTGACGGCTGCATCAACGCCATCACAGGCGAGGAGCGCGAGTTCAAGCAGAACGAATCGATGGACTGGGGCAACCAGCTGGAGCCCCTGATCCTGCGCGAGGCAGCCAAGCGGCTTGAGCTGGTCGACCTGGATGTCAACCACGACACCGCCAAGTTCCACGCCACCCTGCCGATCGCCTGCAGCCTGGACGGCACCGCAGACGGTCGCGGCCAGGTCATCTGCACCGACCCCGACAACGGCATCTTCGTCATCGGGCAGGAGTCGATCACCCTGGAGGGCGTCGGCGTGCTCGAGGCCAAGCTGACCGCAGTCTCGCCGGAGGATGCGCCAGCGCTGCACCGTGGCCCTGTTCAGCTGCAGGCGCAGATGGACATCCTCGAGGCCAAGTGGGGCGCAGTCTGCGTGCTGTACCGCGGCACCGAGCTCCGGGTTTTCCTGTTCGCTCCGCACCCGCAGACCGTCAAGACCATTGCCGAAGTAACGACAGCATTTCAGGCCAAGCTCGACAAGTTCCGCACGACCGGCGAGGTCGACTACTACCCGCCGGCGACTAGCGAAGACGCCGATCGGATGTTCCCGGTCGCCGAAGACAAGATCATCCAGCTGGATGTCGAGGCCGAGCTCCTCGCAGCCAAGATCATCGATGCCAACAAGCGGGCCAAGCAGGCAGCAGACGACAAGGCCGAAGCAGAGAAGGATCTCAAGGTCTTGCTGGGCGACGCCAAGGGTGCAGTCGCCGGCAGGTTTGAAATCAAGTGGCCGATGCGCAGCTACCAGGCGCAGCCCGAGAAGATCGTGCCGGCCAAGGCAGCGTACTCAATCCGACAGTCCACACTATCCGTCAAGGAGGCAACAGCATGACACGCGAACTAACTAACCTGGAGAAGGCACACGCACGCGCTGTCGTGTCCTTGCTTAACACCATCCCGCAATGCCGCGAGGATGAGGCCGAAGAAATTGTCGAGAGCTTTACCGCCCTCGTTTTGTACACCATCCAAGCATTCCTACCGGAGGGGGAAAAGCATGACTCAGCTGACCACAACTAATCGCCAAGGCTTTGCGCCCGCCACGATGGGCGAGGCGATGGAGTTCTCAAAGATGCTGGCCGAGTCCAGCATGGTGCCGCGTGCCTACCAGGGCAAGCCGCAGGACATCATGGTCTGCGTGCAATGGGGCTATGAGCTCGGCCTGGCACCCATGCAGGCGCTGCAGAACATCGCCGTGATCAACGGCAAGCCCTCGGTCTACGGTGACGCCATGATGGCCCTGGTGCAGGCCTCGCCGGTCTGCGAAGGCATCGACGAACACATCGAAAACGAAGGCACGCCTAACCCGGTGGCAGTCTGCATCGCCAAGCGCAAGGGTCGCAACCCGGTGATCGCCAGGTTCAGCGTCGAGGATGCCAAGCGGGCAGGGCTGTGGAACAAGCAGGGGCCGTGGCAGGCATACCCCAAGCGGATGCTGCAGATGCGAGCTCGAGGCTTTGCCCTGCGCGATGCCTTCCCTGATGTGCTCAAGGGTCTGATCACCGCCGAGGAGGCAGCCGACTACCCAGATGAAGCCAAGCCGCGGGAGAAGGATGTCACCCCAGCCAAGCCGGCCAACCCGCTGGATGCGATCGCACCGCCGCCGATCGACGTGGCACCAGTGGTCGCAGAGTTCCCGCCGTTCAATGACGACATACCGCTACCGTCAGAGCCGCCGCCGGAGCCGATCGAGATCGAGCTCATTCATGTCGATTCGCCGAACGATTCTGCTGAATCTGCAGAACAGGTTGCAGAACTTGTTGTGTTAGGCGACTGGCCGCTGATGGTGCCTGGCAAGGAGCAGCCGTTCAGCGTCCACGCCAGCCAGCAGGAATGGCAGCAGGCCTATGAGGATCTAGCCGACAAGACCGCCAAAGCCGGCAAGCGACCAGCTCGGGAGCGCATGACCATCCTGAAGGAGCTGCGCGAGGTTAATGAGCTGCAGCTGAAGCGGATCAACAGCATTGACCGGATGCGCCACACAGCGTCGTACAGCGGCAGGATCAACGCGCTGGGTGCCGCAGTGCCTGCCAATGAGAAGTAGAAAAAAACCCCGGCACACGCCGGGGAAACGATCCGCTAGGCCGCGATAGGTAGGAGTGACCTTCCTAGCGGGTCGAGGGGAGCCTCAAGGCTTGGTATTGCTTGACGCATTGGGCGAGGCTGGCGCGGAGCTCGTCGGCTCGGGCAGCTTCCCTTGCAAGAAATTCTGCATCCTCTCGAGAAAGCGAGTTTCCAGTGCAGACGCAGGCGGGGCATCCAACGCTGGTGGTACTGGACACGGCACTTGCCTGGGCGGTGCGCTCGGGGCGCTTGCGCAAGCTGTCAGCAAGACTGGCAGCGCGAGCGTTAATCGATCGAATCTCATCATCCTTCTCCTGTCTCAAATGGTCTGCCTGGGCCTGCAGCTGCTGCTCCTTCTCACGCGCCGCAGCGACTGCCTTGGCGTGCTCCTCGGCCAGCTTCGCCTTCTCCTGATCCCAGGCCTGCTGGATCTCAGCGCGACCCGCTGACGCGCCCTTGAGGTACCCGGCACCGCCAGCAAAGGCGGCGACCAGGACGACCGCGGCACCGGTATAGAGAAGATTCATTTGGCTGGCGGTACTGCCTTGCCTTCGAGCTTCTTGTGTACCTTCACTTCGCGGCAGACTTCTTTCTCTTTGCCGGTCTTGTCCTTCTCCATCCGGCAGACCTTTTTCATCTCGCCACCAGCGTGGACGTTGAAGGCCAGCATTAGGCTGGCGACTGCGGTCACCACCATGCGAATCAAAATCAAAGTGTTCATCTCACACCTCCTCAGATCTCAGGTTCAGGAGCCGGCGGCGGTGCCTTCTTGCCACCGAATCCGGTCACAACGGGAGCAGCGTCGAGCTGCGGTTCCATGCGCACGGGCGCATGAGTTGGTGCCGGAGCCTTGGGTGCAGGCGGCGGCGGGTCAGTCCAGTCGCTCGCCTTCGACACACCAGGCGGCGGGTCGATCAGCTTGGCGACACCATCCTTGCCCTTGATGGCCAGCAGGGTCGCGAGCGCCCCGAGGATGTACTTGCTCATGTCCGACAGCAGCATGAAGAACTGCTTGTCAGCAGGCGCGATGCCGGTCATGGGCTGGGTCACAAACACGACCGAGTACATGGCGAGACTCGACATCATCAGCAGCACCACGCAGAACGTCGCGCCGATGATCAGCTTGATGACCGAATCAATTTGGTCAGGACTCCATCTCATTTTTCACCCTCCGGCTTGAAGTCAGCAGCTGGTACCAGCTGGTCAGGGCAAGTGCCGGTCACCGCACAGGTTGGTCTTTGGCACTCGGGCTTGTTCCAGTTCTTGTTGTCCTGGCAGGGGTAGCGGAAGCGATCCTCACAGGCACCGATCGTGATGCCGACCAGTAGGGCGATGGCTAGAGCTCTCAGCATCAGTGGCCTCCCTGCATGATGGCCAGCGCGTGCTTGTAGTGCTTGATGCGGTCGTTCAGTCCGATCGTGCCGCCGTTGATGCGCTTGGTCAGCGTCAGGATGTCGCCGGTGTCTGCCCACTGGTTCAGCTTGTTGGTCTCCCAGAACCAGCAGGCCGACTGCGCTGCACCCTCAAACGTCGCCAGGTACTCAGGCACATCGTCGATGCTCATCTCGAGCGAGTCGGCAAATGCCTGGTAGTTGCTTTTGCCGGTCAGCTGAATCAACCCGCGGCCAATAAATTTTGCTGGCTCGCCCGACTCCTCTGAGCCGTTGCCCATGCGATTGGCATAGACACGATTCGCGATCGCAGCCTGCTTGTCTGGCCGGCGGCAGATCGCCTCTGCGTCTGCGTCGGTCGGAAAGTATTTGGGGAAGATCCGGCGCAGCGTGGCCGGCTTGTAGTTCAGGTTTTCTTTCAGCACCATGAAGTTGCCAGACTCATGGGCGCACTGCGCGACAAAGGCAGCGATGCGGGTGGGCGTGTTGATGTCGTAGTCATCGAGCAGGGTCGACCCACCGAGCTCATCCTGCGGTGCCGCTAGCGCCTCATGCCAGTGGTGGGCATAAGGGTTGCGCGGGATCATTTGCTTCAGCTGCGACAGTGTCAACATCATTCGCTCCTAATGGTTTCTTGACGCCGCTCCTCTAGAATTTGACGCCTCAATTCTTTCATCTTCTTTACCTCATGCACCGCAGCCTGGGTCGCGAACCACATGTCGTAGTACATGAAGGCAAGCACAGGCATGACGATAAAAAACATCAGCACCACAGCCATGACCGTAGCGATCAATGACCAAGGTACATTCTCATCGTCGCGCTTTTGATCACCAGCCACATTAGACCCACTGCCCACAGAATTACGAACACGACTGCCCCAATCCATACCAGCCGGCTTTTGAGTCGATTTACCGCCTGCCTTCGTTGCCATCTAGCCGCCTGGATCTTTCTAGTCTCTGCTGCTAACGCATCTGCCTGCTCATTCTGAATGTCAGTCCATGCCTTCTCAAACCTTGACCACACACTGCCAAGCTCTTGGGGCGTGTTAAACACCATCTGTTCCCGTACCTGCGCCAGCATCTCGTTCAGCTTGCTCTCAAGCCGGATGCGCTCCAACGCTCTGCGACCCAGCGACAACTCGCCGCGGTAAACTTCTTTCGCCTCGACCGAGCTCTGCACATACAGCTTTGCGAGCGCTTCGTACTGGTCGATGAAGTTGCCAAGGTTTGACCAGATGTCATTCAGCACATCATCTGGCGTGGCCTTCGCCACCTCCTGCACACGCTTGACCTCTTCGTTGTACTGCTTCGTCTGCTCTTTACTCGGGCTGACGATCTTGTGGTACTGCTCACGCAGGTCTTTCAGTACGTCACTGACATCCCCGCTGGTACTCTTGATCTGCTTGTAGAGCTCGACACCTTTCTTGGCCAGGTCGATTGCCGTGGTACATGCCTTGTAGGCCGCGGCAATGGTGATCGGGTCAAGCACATCAGAACAGGTGGAGCTGCTTTTTCATGGCGATGATGTCGTCGCGCAGCGCCTCGTTGCGCTCCTCGCAGCGACGGTTCTGCTCCTCGACCAGCTCGAGCCTCCGGGTCAGTCGTTCCACTTCTTCGCGCAGCGTCTTGATCACCTGCTCGATCGCGTCGTCATGCAGCGTCGCAACCTTGTCTTCGCGGCGGTCTTTCTTGACCATCCGCACAAAGCCGTACCAGGCTGCACCCAGCGCGCCCATGCCAGCGGCCAGCTTGGCTACAAGATCAGTCTCCCAGCTCATGCTGGTCTCACTAAGCAGGCTTGGAAGTAGTCGGTCACAGCGCCAGCATTAGAGACGGTCAAGCTGCCGCCGCTATTCTGGAAGCCGAACAGTTCGATGTAGTCGGTCGAGCCGTTCATGTAGACCAGGCCGCTGACGGTCAACCCAGTGAACTGAGAACCGTCGAGGGCAACCTGTCCACCGCGAATGTGTTCGCCGCCGTTCTTGTAGATCGACAAGATGGCCACACCTGAGGCGGCGGTGGGGAAAGTGAGGCGGGCATTGACTTGGTAATACCCGGCGACCTGCGGTGTGAACCGGAAGTTGGTCGCTGAGTCGTAGGCCGATGCCGTGTCATACGTCTCAGTGTTGACCTGCAGCTTGGCAAAGCTGTTGTTGGATACGCTCTGGGTCGAACCCATGTGAGCGTAAAAGGCAGGAGCGTTTGGCACGTTTCCCACTTTCTGTGACTTGCCCATCTGGGGCTCCTTTCTTATTTACCGTTATTGAGCCCCATCGGGGCGGTTGGTAATTGGACTTACACTGCGGCCTGCTCCCAGGCTTGCGTCGATTCGTTCCAGCTGTACCGCTCACCGTCGGTCGGCATCGGCACAGGCGGCTGCCAGTTGGCATCGTCGTCCAGCGTCCAGCTCTGATACGGCTGCGGCGGGATGAAGGCATCGCGCACAGCGTTGTAGGTATAGCCGATGCCGGCGTAGTGCTTGCGGAAGTTGCCGTTGTAGCTGGTCTGCTTCCAGACCGTGTCTACGCCGAAGAGCGACTTGCAGAAGGCTATGCCCGTGTCCTCATTCTCAACACCGTCAAGCAAGCAGTCGTTGTTATGAACCACGATCACCTGAGTGACCACGTTGTCCTCATCAAGTTGTGCGAAGTGAGCCATGTCGTACCTTAGAACGTGATCGAACCGGAGCTAGTCCATTTGTAAATACGGTAGCCACCAGAGACTGTGATTGTTGGAGAGCCGGTAGTTGACACCGCAGCGTTGTCTGCGTCTGAGTAACGAATGATGACGATACCAGAGCCACCAGCCGAACCGCTGGCTCGACCACCGCCGCCGCCCCCGCCTGTGTTAGCTGTTCCTGCTGTTGAGTTGATGGTGCCAGTGGCTTGCCCTCCATCACCACCACCGCCAGCACCTCCAAGCCCTCTGATGCCCGCCGCGCCTTCAGCTGCGCCGCCACCGCCGCCTGCATAAGTTACGCTGCTACCGGAAATGCTTGATGCTGTTCCGCCTCCACCGTTACCTGCATTTGGATTAACAGCAGTACCTCCAACTGCGCCTGCTCCGCCTCCACCGCCAGAGCCTTCCTGCGTACTTACAGTTGACCCGTTTCCTCCATTATTCCCTTGGGATGGCGATGTGGATGGTGTGTTTCCTGCGCCGCCAACACCGCTTACCCGTCTGCCACCGCCGCCAGAGCCGCCAGAAGCGCCATCCATAGTGCTGACTGATCCACCACCGCCACCGCCGTTAGCGGTAATCGTGCTAAACACAGAATTAGAGCCCGTACCGCCTTTGGAGGAGCCGCTACTGCTACCACTACCGCCACCGCCAACAGTAACTGTGATTGCGGAGCCAGCCGTAACAGAAAAACCTGATGCAGTTCTAAATCCCCCAGCACCGCCGCCACCGCCCGTGTCATAACCACCACCTCCACCGCCCGCAACCACAAGGTATTCAACGGTCGAGGGGGCGGTTGGGTTCGGGGTCACACTATTTGATGCAGAACTTGCCGCGCCTGTGCCGATTGCATTGGTCGCAGTCACGGTGAACGTGTACGCTGTGCCGTTCGTTAGGCCTGTGACCGTGATCGGCGATGAGCTGCCAGTAGCAATAATGCCGCCTGGGTTGGATGTCACTGTGTATTGTGTGATCGGACTTCCACCGTCGCTTGGCGCGGTAAAAGTTACAGTCGCCCGTCCACCTGCAGCAGTAGCAGATACGCTTGTTGGTGCGCCAGGCACGGCTGCCGCAGCAGGCCACGCGCTGGCGTTCTTCCAGCGAGCTTGTTCAAATAGCGTCCAGATACCAGACGCAACGGAAGTGGTCGGCGTGTTTGCTACGCCGAACACGCCGCCAGTTCCTTTGCGAGCCATTTAGCTGATCTCCTCATAACTGCAGATTGCTTCGAGCTTGCTTGCGGTGTTAGCCGTCAAGCGCAAGCTGTCGCCCTCTTCCAAGTAGATCGACTTGCTGATGACATCCAGCGACGCATCTGCTGGCACGGTGATCGTGCTGCCGAGCCTGTACGCGGTGCTGCTGCGGAATAGGTCGACCGTAATTTCGTATGCTGTAGTGCCGTCGATGTTGGACACATACAGTGCATTGACCTTGAACACCTTGTTACTGCCTGAACTGTTGGTGACGATCGCCGTGGCCGAGGTGCCGACGGCTTGTACAGCAGTCTTCCCGGTGATGGTGGCGACGTTGACTACGTTAGGTGCTGCCATGATTAACCTCCGAAAACAATTGTCATTGCGATGGCCTTACCGGTCGTTGTTGCACCTGGGAAGGTCTGGCCAGCGTTAAAAGTAATGTTCCCAGTCATCGTGCCGCCGGTTGTTGGCAGCGCACCGACATCTGCAGCCGTCACCGAGCCGACAGCCTTGAACGTCAGGATGCGCACTTCGTCATCCAGCGTCAGCGCGGTGGTGAAGGTGATCGACGTGCCGTTGGTCGCGGTGTACTCGTCGCTGTACAGCAGCGCACCGTTGACCCAGACGTAGGTGAAGCCAATCCGGTAGCCGCCGGTGAACGTGTAGCTGGTCTGGCCTGCCGTGGCCTTGAAGCTCTTTTCGACAGTCAGATCCGGCAGGGTCGGCAGCGCCTGCCAGGCCGAGCCGGTGTAGACCCGCATCTCGTTGGCTGCGCTGTTGAAATACAGCGCACCGGTCAGCAGGGCATTGCCGTCGTTGTCGAGCGTCGGGTTGCTGGTCTTCGCGCCCAGGTACCGATCGTCGAAGCTGTCATAGCTTGCAGCTGCAGCAGATGCCGAACTGGCTGCAGCAGTCTCGCTGGCGGCAGCTGCGGTCGCGCTGTTGGAAGCATTGGTCGCGCTGGTGCTTGCCGAGCTCGCAGAGTTGGAAGCGTTGGTCGCACTGGTTGATGCGTTGCTGGCCGAGGTTGAGGCCGACGATGCGGAGCTCGAGGCGTTGCTGGCCGACGTGCTGGCAGAGCTCGCGCTGTTCGACGCATTGGTCGCCGATGTTGCTGCAGCGGTTGCACTGTTGCCGGCGTTGGTTGCCGCCGTGCTGGCAGTCGTTGCCGCGCTCGAGGCGGTCGAAGCAGAGCTCGCTGCATTGGTTGCGGACGTTGATGCGTTAGACGCTGCGGTACTTGCAGTACTGGCCGAGCTAGAAGCATTGGATGCCGAGGTCGAAGCGTTTGATGCGCTGGTTGCTGCAGCCGATGCAGAGGAGGCCGCGTTGCTTGCCGAGGTCGAAGCAGAGGCAGCATCCACCAGCAGCGTCCACTTGGCGCTGTCGGTGTTGGTGTTGATCGGCTGCGAACCGGTCGAGGTATGCTGGACGATACACTGCCAGATGTTGTTGTTGGTGGTGTCTTTGACGATGTCTCGGACGTAGTACAGCGTGCTCGCTGCCCAGTTGCCGCGGTTGGTTCCCAGCGTGTCAGCGATAGCAGGGTTGCCGTTGGCATCGAAGCCGAGCGCTTTGTTTGCACGCAGCGCTGCTCGAGGCAGGATCATGTTGATCGTGGTCGGGTCAGTCTGCGGTGCAGACAGCGCACGCGCCAGACCTTCGGCATTCTGCTGCGCAAAGATCGTCTGCTGATCCAGCTCGTCGTTCAGCGTGTTGGCGAAGAAGTCGCCACCGGTCACAAAGTCCGTGGTGCGCTGGATCGTCCGGTTGCCGACGATGGCGATCTGCGTCGCACCGGTCGGCGATGCCGTCAGCGTCACGCTGCCGGTGCCGTTGCTGTTGATCGTCACCGTGTAGTCGGTGGTCAGCGTCAGCAGCGCGTCGTCCTTGTAGACCGATATGTCGGTCGCCGCCAGGATCTCGAACGTGAACGCATACGGGCCTGTGCCTGAAGCGGCAAAGACCACACGCCTTGTCACATTGTTAATTGGTACGCCCATGTCTCAATCCTTCCGGTTGGAAATTGTACTTACGTCAATCGGGTTTGTAATACAGTCCGTTTGCTTTGCGCAGCTCCTCAAGCTCGTCGATCTTGATCTGCAGCGTCGGGTCTTCCTGCAATAGTTGTTTCTTGGCCATGTCCATGAACTGCGAGTGAACGCGCTGAATGGTTTTCTGCTGATCATCCAGCGTCATTAGGTCAAAGCCTGGCGTCAGGATGGTCTGCAGGATGGCGTCCTTGGCTGGCAGCTCTTTGCCGTAGATAGTCAGCAGCCGGTTGTACTGCACCGCATCCATCTCCACGCCCTGCAGCTTGCGCTCCGGCATCCCGACCGGGGAGCCCAGGCGCACCAGGGCGTCATCCACCTCGCTGAACTGCGACGGGCTGACCTTGGTCGGCAGCACGATCTCGAGCGGGTTGCCGCGTGACTGCAGCACCGGGTCACCCCACAGGTTGAGCTGCTCGGGCAGCGCCTCGCTGAAGTAGGGCAGGCGGCTGCGGTAGCGGTTGAAAGCCTCGACAAAGCCACGCACGCCCATCGGGAGCTCGGGGCTGGCACGCGGGTCACGCGCTGCCGGGTCGTACAGACGCTCGATGCCGGCGACGATGGAGCTCGTTCCAGGCATCGGCGAGCCGCCGATCGCAAACGCACCGAACTGCTTGGCCAGACCGTCGACGATTTTCTTGCCGTCCACCTGGCCCTGCTGGTTGGTGCCGATCAGCTTGGCCACATCGGCCACGCCCTGCAGATACGGCTGCTCCTTCAGGTATTCGTACAGGCCATAGGTTGCGCCGAGGAAAACCTCCTCGACCTTACTGGCGTCCGGCTCATGCTTGGCGTACTCGGCATAGTCAGCAGCGATCGCCATCAGCGCCGAGACCGGTTCCATGCCTGAGTAGCTGTACCAGGTGTCGCCGACCTTCATGCTGTACGGCTGCCAGCCATCGCGCATCGCAGCCTCGCGGTCAGCCTTGCGCTCTGGGCCGCGTCCGGTCAGATGACCCTCGGATGCCAGCATGGCGAACGTCGCCAACATGCTTGAGCCCAGCGTCACCTTGGCCAGCGCCATGTCGCGCTGGATGCCGCCGGCTGCAACCTCGTCGCGGAAGCGGGAGGAGAGCGGGGCGAACGGCGTGCGCTCGACCACGTTCAGCCCGATGTTGGCCGGCGTCTTGAAGAATGGCACCACGACCTTGAGCGCCGGGTGGTTGAAGACATTCTGCAGCTTGGCTAGGGCTGGGGGCAGGTCGGCAGTAAACGTGCCGCGCTTGGCAAACTCGAGCGCTGCCTCGTCCAGATCCCGCGGCGGGTTGGCCAGCAGGCTGGCCGCTTCCACCTCGGCCTTGGCGATCGCCTCGGCCTCACTCAGGCCGGCGTCCAGTGCATCCCGATAAGTCGACTTGGCACGGCGGGTCACCTGGGCGTTGATCTCCATGCGGTACATCACGCCCTTGAAAAACTCATCCTCGGACATGAGCGCACGACCAGGCAGGGTGACAGCGGTGCCGTAGTAGTCCAGCCCCTTGCCGAACCATGAGCTCTGGTCGGCACCGGTCATGCGCTGCAGGGTCTCGCCCAGGCCTTCGGTCGGCGCACGATCCAGCTCAACCTTGCTGGCCAGATCCATCTGCGGCTGGTTCTTGCGGAAGGCGGTTGATGCCAGGTCGAAGCCTTCGATCAGACCGTTGCGCAGCGACTGCACCATCGTCAGCGCTTCGTCCATCGCCAGCTTCTCATCAGCTGCACCAGGCACCAGCGACTTCCAGCTGCGCACACCAGCCGGCAGGGTGTTGGAATAGATCGATGCGATTAGCCGCTCGGGGATCTGATACGCACCGAACATGGCATTCGAGACAATGTTCTTGGCGTGCGAGACCGGCGAGGAGAGCAGGCCGTTGATGTAGGTCGTGAACCAGACATCCTTGACGCCGGACATCATCGAAGCCTCGACCAGCTTGTTCTTGCCGGCGCGGGTCTCGATGGACAGGTACGAACGCGCCAGGTCGGTCAGCGACTGGTCGCCACCGTACTCGTCCAGCGTCTTGCGAATGATGTCTGCGTTGCCCTCACGCGGGATGCGGAAGACAGCCAGAGCTCGAGCGGTTTCGGTCTGGATACCCTTGACGCCTTTCTGGATCAGGCCGTGCAGGGCGATCTGCTGCCGCAGCTTCAGCTTGTCGATGTCGGTTGCAGCACCCGAGTCGACCAGCTTGAACAGCTTGTCGAGTTCGTTGGCCGACGACTCCAGCACCTCGAGCGCCTTGTAGGTCTCGACAGCGTTGGCCATCATCTTTCCGTCGGTGCCGATCAGCCGGTTCAGGAATACTTCATCGATGCCAGAGTCGGCAGCCTTGGCCTTGATCTCGTCGAACGTGACCGCCTTGGTCTTGATCTTTAGCGCGTCGGCCACGCCACCGATGACAGCAGCTGCGTCGTCGGTCTGGTAGCGGGGCAGGTTAAATGCCTCTTCAGGGATGCCAGCGGCTCTCTCAGCTGCGCTGACGCTCGGCTTACCCTTCACATTGCCCGTCGCCTTGCGGGCCTCTGTGGCCTGTTTAACGGCGTCTGTGAGGGTCTGGCTGGCCTCGGGGATTACAGTTCTAGTGCCGACCCTGCCGGTCGGTGGCAGGGCGTCGTCAGCAGCGCGTGCCGCCTCCGGCACCAGGTTGCGCGTCGCCTTCGGGCTTGCTTCGCGCAGGGTCTTGCGGATGACAGAGCCCAGGCCGGCAACCTGCATACCGTCCATCGACGGTGTGCCAGGCTCTACTGCCGTCTGAAGATCTGGGGTTGCCATACCCTCGGCGGGCATCGGCTCAAGCGGTAGCTGTCCAGTCGGGGCTGGTGGGATCAGCTGGTCGAGGCGCTGGTCTAGGTTGTCGGCCATCACTTAGCTCCTGAAGCAGGAGCGCGACGGCCCCGCGTTACGCTTGTCTGATTTGCTCCGGCAGGCTGGACTCGTCCAGATCCTCCGGCACTCCCTCCGGGTACGCCAGCCCCAGGTAGTTCTCCCGCGTTAGCGGCAGCCCCGCCTGCTTCAGCAGATCCAGAACGTAGTCCGGCTCGCTCCCACTCGGGGGACTGGATTCCACCTGCTGTTCTGATAACGTCATTGCGTGCCTCTTCAAGGGAGAGTTTGCCCTTCCTATATTTTACCCAAATGTCGTCAATGGCTTGCACATTTTTGGCGGTCTTGAATGTGTCAGGGAATAGGCCACGGACAGCTTCCCAGGTGATCGACTGCATTTCACGCGGCAGCACGCCACGCTCTGCAGCTGCACGCCGGTAGGCCTCGGCAAACAGACCATAGGTTCCCTGCACGCCACTGATCGAGCTGTTCTTCGGGCCGACTTCGCCCGCCACATTTGATCCGAAGTTATGCAGCACCTCGCGGCTGTTGCCCGACAGCGGGCGCAGCAAGCCTGCAGCGACTGCGTGTGTGTCGATCGTCACATGGCCGGCAGGGTCGCCAGGCGCATAGATGTTGTTGTAGAAGTTGCGCACCTTGTGCTGCTGGCCAAGCATGATGCTGATGTTTTCACGCGTCGGGTTGTCCAAGATTGAGATCGCTTTGCCGATCTCGTTCAAAGATCCCCAGCCGGTCTTGTACGGTGCGCCAGACTGCGTCATGCGCACGCCCATGAAATCACCTTCCGGCGACACGATCTGGTGCTCACGCGGGTTGAATGCCTGGTCATATGTACGCAGCCACAGAGCACGCTCGCCTGGGGTCTTGAGCTCTGCATAGCTCTTGCCGCGCACCAGGTCGATCACCGGCTGGTACTTCGGGTCAGCCCAGATGACAGATGCCGTCTCGTTCATTGCGTCATCCCAGCGCCGGCCAGACTGATTGCGTGCGATGTCGATCACGCGCTGGCCAAGCGAGACATTCATAAACCAATCTTTTTGCGGTGACAGCACGGCAAGCACGCCGGACACAGCTTGATCAGGCACACCGTACTCATTACCAAAGCGATCGGTGATGTTGCGTGCGCCGTCGTACCACAAGCGCGATCGAGTGCGCGTTCCCTCTGGCACCTGGTCGTACAGGTAGAGCAGGTTGTCCTTCACATGGCTGATGAAGTCCTCGGCCTGCTTCTCTGGCGTGCGAGCCTTTGAAACAAAATTCGGGTACTGCTTGATCAGACCCATGTTGTGAGCAAATGCGTCTGGGTCTGCCTTTGCTGAGTTGTAGTCAATGATCAGGCTGCTCTGGATCGGATCTTCAGTCGCCTTCTTTGCTGTCGGCAGGCGAGTGCTGACCACGTTCGGGCCAGGGGGTGCCACGTCCATGAGCCCACCCGTCTTGCGCAGGTAGCCTTCAACCATCTCACCAGCAGCTGGTGCCAGCGCCTCACCTACTTTCTTCGCACCCTTTGCGGCAAGCGCAACACCAGGTACGGCGTCCAAACTTTGAAGCACCCCGGTTCCATACTGCAGCGCAGCCTGACCATATTTGCCAGCCTCTGCCGATTCCATTGCCTCGCCAGCAGCGATGCCTGCCTCCTGCGTGGCAAGCGGGATGACAAACGGCGTGACATCAATCAGGCCGATACCAAGCGGTGCGCCAGAACTATCGCCACCAAACATGGTTTGTGCCAGCCTGCGTGCGCGGGCATTGTCCATGCCGGCATTGTCAATCAACATCTGCTGCATCCCAGCAGCCAGCTTCTCGCGCAGTGTCATGTCTTTGGGAATGACAGAGCCAACAACACCAGCTTTTTGATCTTCTGCAATCCTGCGCATGATCATTTCTGATTGTGTTGCCAGCGGCATATTGCGCATCATCTCCGCAGCCTGTTCGGGGGTGGTCGGCGCTTTAGGCAGCCCAGCACCGGCAGGCGCATCGGTGCGCGTCTTGCTCGGCCCAGCAGCCAGCTGCACGCCATCCAGCGACGGCTCTGCAGCCATCGGCTCGCTCACAGCCTCGGGAAACGCAGCCATCGCCAGCGTGTCCAGATACTTCTGTTCGATCTGGCTGTAGGCCATCGTTACTCTCCCGCCTGGTTCAGCAGCTGCTCGATGCGGGTCACCTCGCGCTGCTTGTTGATGTCATTGCCAGCCTTCTGCTTCAGCGCAGGCAGGTTTTGCCGGGTGATCGTTCCGTTGATCCAAGGCTTTTGCTCATACGTCTTGAGCAAAGTGCGAGCGGATTTTGCGGCTTCGCTGTTGCGCTGCTTGGTGATGCCCTCGTCGATCTTTTCCAGAATCATCCGCGGCGTCGGCACCTTGCCTTCGCGGATCATCTGCGCCTCGATGTCCTTGGACTGCGCTAGCAGCTCCTGGCGGCGCTTGAACTCAGCACCCTTGGGGTCGATGACCGTCACGCTGCCAGGGATGACTGGGATGCCAGCACGCTGCGAGATACCGCGGTCGAGCTCGTTCTGATCCTGCTTGTCCTCGCGGTTGAGCAGTCTAAGCGCAGCCACAGCTTGCTTGGTGCCCAAGCCCTGCCTAGTCATCGACCAAATCTGATCAGGGCTGGTGATGCGACCCTCGAAGATACCGCGCAACAGATTGAACTCCACGCCTGCGTTACCTTCGCCTTTGGGCGGGTCGCGCAGATCCTTCAGCACGCCGAGCGGCACAACCTTTGGATTGCGCATGGCAATAACAGCAATCTGGTCAGTCAGTTTTCTACGCTGTGCGCTGCCCTCTGGGGCAAGCAGAGCCTGGTCATACAGTGGCAAAAACTCTTTGAGGTCTGCGGCTTCTCTGTCAGCCCTCTGCTGCTTTTCAATCGCCTCGCGGTTGTTGACCGCGACCATGAAGTTGGCAGTCACCTTGGCCACAGAGTCGAAGTCGGTGGCGATCATCTGCTGCAGCACTGGGCTCATCTTGCCCACATCGCCCGAACGAATCTTTGCCAACGTCTTCATCGGGTCGGCCATGTAGGCGTCGCCGGTGATTTCCTTCGTCACCGCGTTAATCTTTGCAGTGCGCAGTGCTGTCTCAAACTTGGTCGAGTATTCCTTCTGCAGACCAGCATCACCCAGCAACATCGACTGCGTGTTGATGTTCTTGCGGAACACGTCAGCGAGCTGGTCGATTGAATACTGCTGACCAGTGCGCGGGTCGGTGTAGCTGCCCTGCTGCACGGTCGCCTCGAGCAGTCGCACGCTGTTGTCGAAGTCGAGATCAAACTTGGCGATGCGCTCGTTCTTTGCGCGGGTGAGCTCGGTCTGCCGCGCCTTATCAAGCACGGTCGAGCCGTGCATCTTCATGGTCGCAGTGAACTTGAGCGCAGCTTCTGGGTCGACACTAGCCAACGACTTCGCCAGACCATTGGTCATGGTCGCGATCTTGGTCTCCACCTGCTTCGAGTTTGCGTTGCCTGTCTCGATGTCGACCAGCATCTTCGACAACTCGTTGCGACCCTCAATCTCAAAATGCGATGAGAGCTCAAGGCTTCTTGCCTTGCGCACAGCGGCATTAAAAAAGCTCGGCAGGTCGCCAGACACTTTGCCGATGCCGCCACCCAGGCCGACCGTCACACCCTCTTTGGCGAGCTGGATGTCTTCCGGCGTCAGCGGGTTGCTGGCCGCATACTCGAAACCTTCTTTGGTGCGCAGGTCTGCGGAATACTTGTTGATGGTCGTAGCCATCCGGTCGAGGATCTGCGCATACACGTTGCTGACATTGACTTCAGCGCGGGCAGCGGTCATGTAATCGACCTCGGTCGGCACGACCTGCTGCATCGGCACACCGCCGGCACCGCGCAGCTGTACTTGTCCTTCTGTCAGTCGCGTCGCCATTCTTGCCCTCTCTATTTCCCGATAATCCGCTCACCGGCAGCAACAGCACCGGATGCCAGCGTTGCGTTAGCGAGCAGCCCGCCAGACTTACGCGCTGCGCTGCCAGCCTGTTCGTACTGCGCACCCTGGCGCTCTGCGGTGAACAGGTTCAGCATGTTCTGGTACTCGGTCGACTGCACCAATGCGGTCGCGTCTTCGTAGCCCATAATGCGAGCGGTCAGTGCATTCAGATCAGTGATGCCAACGTCGAACATGGTTGCTCTGACGTTTTCGTTCTGCACGGCCTGCACGCTGCCTTCGCCCAGCACCACACCGTTTGCAGCAGCTCGAGCGCGGATAGCAGCATTGGTCGCACGCATGTTTTTCAGCAGCGTATTGCCAGCGATCTGATAGTTCTGCGACTCCATCTGCGACTTCTTGAGCGTGCGGCCTGCCTGAATGGCTGCATACATCTCTGCCATGTCGGCACGCACTTCAGCCACAGCGAGGTTGTCGCGTGCTTGCAACAGATAGCCGGTCTGCTGCTGAATGCCAGCAGCGATCTGCATCTGCGATTGCGCATAACTGGTAAGAAACCCAGCGCCTGCGACAAGTTGTCCTGGTGTAATGGCCATCGTCAGGTTCCCGAATAAACAGCGACTCGGTAATCAAGGCCGAGCAGATTCATCTTCAGCGGCAGACTCTGCGTCACTTCGATCGCCTGCTCGCGGCTGTAGCCGAGGATGCCGTTGACGCGCTTGATGCCGGTGAACGTCGGCACCGGGTCATCCAGCAGCGGGTTGTCCATCAGCCGGAAAGCAACCTCCTGCGCGTTGAGCAGGCAGTGCTGCGTGTCGTCAAGCACCGCGCTGATCTCGACGATGCGCTTCTTGAACGACACACGGCTGCCGGTCTGCAGCTTGATCTCCACCGGCATCGTCTTGGCATAGACCGTAAACGGCAGGCCGACTTCGTAGCTGGTGGTCGATTCACGATCAAACGTCACCGCGCCACCAGCGCTCACAGTTTCATTACTTTGCGGCACACCATCAGTAATGACGTTTAGCGACTTGCCGACGTGCGGCAGACCAGAACCGACACCACCAGCCGAGCCACCAGTAAATGCGCAGTCGGTATACAGATCGTCCTTGAACTGCTCAATAAAGTACCTAGTTGTGCCATTGAACACGCGCTTGGTCACGACGTAGATCTGCGTCACGTCGACACCAACATCCATGAAATCACCGTCGGTGATGTACTCGCTTGGTGACGTGATCTGCTGGCTGCGCATGATCGAGAACACCGCCATCGTGCCGTCGCTGGTGTTAGTCATCATCAGCAGATCAGCTTCCTCGGTGCTGGCGGCACGACGCAAGGCGATGCGCTGCGGGCCTTTCAACAGATGGCCTGCAAGCAGCGAGATGCGTTGAGTGATATAGGTCAGCTGCGTGTCAGAGAAGACGAACTCATTAAGCGACTTGCCCTGGCGCTGGATGTAGATCGAGCCAGACTCAACCGACTGCACCCGCGTGCCAGGCTTGACGCCGTTGCGGCTGACCTGCTTGAAAGTGAAGGTCAGCGGCGTCACCGGATCGGTGCCTTGCTGCGGAACGACGAACTCACCGCCGGTCGTGAACACTTGGAAGTCACGCGATGAAATGATGTCCGTGATGACGTTCAGGTCATTGGTGTCGAGGGTCGCCTCGACTGCGTCATCGTCCAGCGATTCGCTTGGCACGAAATCGAAGAACAGATTGATCTTTGAGCCCCAGATGGTCGATGGGCGCGACTTGCTGCCGCCAAAATACAGCCGACCTTCATGGAACGTCACTGACCGCGGCCAGCCCTTGCCAGAGCTCCACACGTCCTCGTAGCCGGTCTCGAGCTCCCAGCTGCCGTTGGCAACCGCTGCGGTGTTGAAAAACGGGTATTCGGTGATGGCGTCGACCGATGTGGCAGAGTTGAACCGAACGATCTTTGCTCGACCCTGTGGGCTGGCATTGATGTACTGGTTGACATGGCCGCTGCTAAACACCGAGGCCGATGCGGTAATCGTGATGTTGCCGGCCACCGCAGACGGCGTGATCGTGCCGGAAGGATTGGTCGCCGCCAGCGTGAAGGCGTACTTCGGGATGCTGTCAAACGTGATCGTGCTCGCCGTCCAGCTCGCGTCAGATCCTCCGCGCACAATCTTGACCGGCTGCAGATCTGGGTGAACGATGATCAGCGTGTCAGCAGACTGCGTCCAGCACATGTCGTCGACGATGCTGCTGCCGATCGACGTAGCCAGATAGTCATTGCCCGACGCATTGATGTTGGCAATCCGCGCACCGTTCTTGATGACGTGCATTCTGTTGTGCGTGAAGCACAGCATGTAAGAGTCATCGACCGAGAACTGGAACGGCACCAGGCGCACACCGTTGCCGGCAGACTCGGTGCCGGTATGCGGCAGCTGGTGAATGTGCTTCAAGCCTGGCCGGCGGCGCAGTCCACCTTGCGGCTGGATCAGCACGTTGGTCGCCTTCGCCAGCGCGTTCGGATAGGACTGCAGGTCAACCCGCGCACGCAGCAGCGGGTCGAGCTCCCCCGTCGAGAAGTTGGTGGCGAAGTCGACGAAGCGCGGCATCAGTTTCTCACCGCGATCAGGGTGTAATCTTCCATCGCACGGGTCGGCTGACCCTGCGCATCGATGTTCATGGCCGTGCGGAAGTAGCCGCCGCGGCCATTCTCGGACGGGTCGCCAACCGCCTTGCGCTCCCAGCGCAGCGACTTGTCCTGTTGTTCGGTGATCGGCTCGGCCAGATGCCAGGCCATCATGTACTTCATCAGCTGGGTGAAATACTGGGGCCAGGCAAACTCACCGACGCTGTACTGGTAGTCGATGAACACGGCCTCAATATTGGTCAGCAGCTGGTCACCCTGGATTTCCCAGTCTTTCTGCACTGAAGCGCCTGGGCTGGCGGTGTCATAAACAGCACGCGGGCCGGCCAGGCGGTCACCCGGCAGCTGATAGGCGTATTTCCAGACCGATGTCGGCGCTGTCAGCAGGCGAGCGAGCTGCACTTTCTTGGTGTTGAAACTCCACGGGTACATCACCAGCGTGGAGTCGCGGATGTCTGGATACAGACGGTCGCAGACCGAGCTCTCGTCGGTGCCATCATTGAACGACGTGATGGCCTTTGCGCCAATCAGGAGCAGGGCATCTGAACAAATTGTGATCCCGGTATCGCCTGCTGCCATCGCAACCTCTTAATGTGAGAAGGGGCCGATCCCTTGAAAGAGACCAGCCCCTGGTACCACGCTTGACTGCCGGTTAGTCGCCGTCGGTAGCCGACAGAGTTGTGCCGTCAGTCACGTCGACCACGCCCGAAGCGTTGGACACGACGTAGACCAGGGTGACCACGGCGGTCGAGCCGGTCGAGGTCACGCAGTGGATCACGTCGCCAACCTCAAGGGTGTTAGCCAGTGAGTTGAAGTAGCCCGACGTGTTGACATCCGCGATGGCATCTGCGGTTTTGTAGCCATACATCGACGGTGCGTTGCCGCGCTTGGACGCGGAGTAGGCGGTAAAGCCAGCTGCATCGTATGCCATGATTCAGCCCTCCCTATTAAGCTGCAGCCGCGGTGTCGCGGGCAGTGATCTTGACGATACCCTCGGCATCGATCGCAACCGAACCCGCCGAGAACAGAGCATTGACCAGCCAGCTCGTCTTCTCAGGGATGTAGTTGATCTCAGTCTTGGGTGCGATGCCTTCTGCGTAGCCGATGGCGTCCTTGTGGAAGGCGTACAGAGTACGATCCGACGAACCATCGATCGGCAAACCACCTTCCGAGCGGTCGCCCAGCACATGGAACGTAAAGCCCATGTATTGGTTGATCTCGCCCTGAACCAGCGCCTTGACGGTGTTGAAGTCCGAGCTGGTGACCGAAGTCTGCTCGAGCATCGATGCCAAGCTGTTGGCGTGGATGATGATGTTGCGACCATCAGCCGGCACGTTCTTGGCGTTCAGGATCTTCGCAGCCTCGCGCAGCTTGGCGATGTTCATGTTGGTGTTCGAGCCACCAATCGAATTCGCCACGGTGCCGGTGCCGGAAGCGGCAGACAGCGCGTCGAGGATCAGCTGATCCTGGCGACGACCAATCGCAGCGCCGACGACCTGGGCGAGCTCAGAGCGCTCGTCGAAGTTGACCTTTGCCTGCGAGAAAACATCCGAATACTCAGCGGCGTTCCAGTCGGACAGCGTGCAGGTAACGGTCGAGAAGCCGACGTTCATCGGCGTGACATCGGTCTGGGTCACGCGGGCAGTTGCCACGCCACGACCGACCTTCGGGAATCTTACGGTAGAGCCTTCGACACCACGACGCTGACGCACAGCGCCCACCAGCATTGCCTTGCCCTGGTAAGCCTGTTTGACCTCTGCGTCGAACAGTGTCACAAAGGCGTTGCTCAGAGAGATAGCCATTTGTAAACCTCGTTCGGTTAATTAGTCAGGGTTTTGCGCGTCGGTGAGCCGCGTCATGCGGGCCTGTGCTTGCTGCTTACGGCAGCCACTCGGCAGCATCTCGCTGCGAGTCAGGGTCGGGGAAACCCGGTGGGCCTTGTGCCGGATTGTAGGCAACTGTATCCAAAATGCAACACAGTCGATTGCAATCTGTACAAGACCCGACCGGTTAGTCCTTGACGACCTGGTTGAACAGCTTCTCGACCTTCTGCCGGTAGGCGGGGTCGGTCTTGTACTTGGGATCGGCCACCATCTGGTAGAGCTCTTCTTGGGTCGGCGCTCCTTCAATCGGTGCAGACTGAATCGGCACCCGGCCCTCGTAGGCTTCGCGGATCTTGACCAGGGCATTCAGGCCTCGAGCCGTGCCGCCCATGATCTTGAACTCGTCGAAGTCCTCGGCTGACCAGACGCCCTTATTGACCAGGCCACGCGCCCAGTCGACCATGCCGTCGACCATTGCCCGACCGTTGGGGCCGAGCTTCTTCATTTCCACGGCTGGGTCGACAAAGTCGGCAGACATGATCTCCTTGGCCTGGGTCTGCAGCTGGCCGACCAGGTCGTCGAACTGCGCCTGCGACAGGCCGTTCTCTTTTGCCCAGCCGGACAGGGTGTTGGCCATCGGGTTTTCGGCGTTGCCTTCGCCAAAAGATGCCAGGTCGTACTTGCCGTCAGCCGGGGCGTTGTGAGCGCCTTTGCTGATCTTGCCGCGCAGATCTCGCCAGCTCTTTGCCAGCCCCTCGAAGTCGGCGTTGCCGTCCTTCCAGAAGTTTTCCGGCAGCCACTCTGGCCGATCGGTTGGGCTGACCGGCGCAGACGGGTCTGGCGCTTTGTGGTCGATTGCGACTTGTTGCGGATTCGGTTCTTGTTGGTTTTCGTCCGTGACTGAAACATTGTCGAGTAGGCCAGCGCTTGCGCTGGGCTCGACTGCGGTGTCTGTAGTCATAAGCTCCTTGCCTGGTTGATCCGTGCGATGAGATCCCGCACGACATTGCGCTGCCCTTCGGCAAAGAATGCGTGCGAGGGGTCGTTGCCTGGCACGGCGACAGGCACGTCCACATACATCTCGCGCAACCACTTGAGCAGCGCCTGGCCATCCTCATCGCCAAACACTCTCAAGCAAAGCCGCGCTAGGTCTTCGCGCTGCTGGGTGACCTCGCGGATGTCTTCGGTCTGACCCAGTGCCTCCAATTCATCCCAGCTCATTTAGGCAGCTCCACAGGCGATTCGCCGGCCTGAATGAATGGTGACTTGTTATCCTTCATGCGCATGACCGCGTGGTCGACCGCCTTGTTCATAATCGATGGCGGCATCCGCTCCATGAACTGCTTCGAGCTCGGATCGTTGCGCAGCAGGTAGTTCATCTCTTTCTTGTCGAGCGTTGGCACGATCAGCGGGATGTTGACCTCTTTGCCGTTCAACCCGACGCCGACGCTGATCTCAGTCATCACGTTGCCGTCGGGGCGCTTGATCTCGCCAAAGAATCCGGTGCCTTTCTTGCTGCCGTCTGGTCTGTTTCCGTAGTCCATCACATCGCTCCTTCAGGTGCGGGCAGAGCGCCTTGCTGCGCTTGCATTGCCATCGCTTGCGCCATCGCCTGCTGCTGCTGGATCTGCTGCGCTTCCTCCATCAGCACGGCACGCTCCTCGCGGGTGTTTCTTACGATCGCCGGCACACCCAGCTTGTCGCCGATGTAGTCGACGACGGCGTCGTTCTTGAGCGCCAGCTGGCCATCAGAGCCGAACTGGCCGGACACCATCAGCTGCGTGTACTGCAGGATGGCGTTGACCTCTTCCATGTTCTGCGCCATCGCCAGCGGAGCGACCGGCACCACCTTGACCTCAAGCCCGTTGACCCGCAGCGGCATGTCAATCAGACCGCGCTCGTCCATGACCTCTAGGATCTTGGCCACCAGCGGGATCATGGTCTCGTTGATCAGACGACCAAAGGCCGAGCCCAGGTTCTGCGCGAGCTCTTTCATTCGCTCGACGATCTCGGTCGCCGACCGCGCAGACATGTTGTCCGGCGGCAGCGACTCGTCTAGCAGGATGCGCTTGATGTTGCTGCGCAGGTCGTTGATCACCAGCTGCGACACGTTGAAGTCACCCGAGCGGGGCAGCGCCTGCAGTGCTGGGCCTTGCGGGCCACCGTTGCGGGCGACCGGGATGATGGCACCTGGCACCAGCTTCACGGTGTTGGGGTTTAGGACGCCATCGTCTGCCGCGGTGTACACACCGGCCACGGCCAGCGAGGCATTCTTCAGCAGCAGCTCGATCGTCTTGTTCAGGGTCTTGATGTCGGGCAGGGCGGTCATCAGCGGACCACGACCGTAGATCTCGCCGGCCACCTTCATGTAGCGGCTGATCACCCAGGGCGATGTCTTCTTGCGGCGGTAGACAATCTCCTCTTTACTGATCTTGTCGATGACGTGGTAGCAGTAGTCACCGCGGCCAGCGTCGAAGATTGTTGCCTCGAGGAGCTCGATGTCGTCGGTCGGCTTGTCCTGAATGCGGCGCTTCATGTTGTCGGACAGCTTGGCGTCCGGCCACTGGCGCTCGATCGATTCGCCCTTGATCCGCATCCGGCGGTAGACGTTGTCGACCTGGCCGTTCGCGCCTTCCTCGTAGCTGACCAGGAAAAGCGGCACCGGCACAAAGTTGATCGGGCTGGTGTCATCACCCGGCTGCACCATCATGCAGGCAGTGCCGACCGCCAGATCCAGCAGGAATTCACCGATCGCGATGTCGAAGTTGGACTGCTTCAGCACGTCAAACATCTTGTCGCTGTACGCATCGAGGATCGCTTGCGCCATCTGCTTGCGGTCAAGCGGGATCGACGGGCCAGGCTCAAGGCGTGACCACTTACGCTGTGGCGGGAAAACAACGCTCTGCAGACGGTTGGCAAAGCGCTGGGTCGAGTTGATCGCAGTCGAGTCGAACACCCGCGCCATTTTCTTGCTACCGGTCGCGCCTCCCTCCCAGACGCCATACAGCTGACGTTGGGGCAGGGCAAACTCGTAGGCATCTTGGTACAGCTGCTGAAACTCATCCTTCTTGGTCTGAGCTGCAGCTTGGCGCTTGATGATTTCCTCGGGCTTTAGGCGCTTACCACCGAGCGGCGTCTTGTATTCCATGTCAGTCTTCCTTTTCTAGCTTGTACCGCTCCAGCAGGTTGCGACCCTTTGCGGCCAACCTGGCTGCTGCTTGTCTTGTGCGCGGCACCGGCTCGCCCCATGCGTTTGCGGCCAGCGCCAACCTGGTCGGGTCACCATCGTCATCGACCAGTGGCCCGCTCGGGTTGGTGTAGAACCGAGTCAGAAAAGACCCCTTGCGGCGAGCTCGCTCACCAGACGGCGAGCTGTCCTTGACCCCAGGCTGCAGGTTGTTGCTCTCACCGGACGCCTCAAACTTGCGCCGGCCAGCCTCGGTCAGACCGCCCTCGGGGTCTTTGTACTTACTCATCCCTCGACCTTGTACTCGTCCAGCATTGGGCGCTTAGTCTTGCGCGTCTTGGCTGATGCCTTGAAAGCAGCATCGGTTGGCGCACCGGGCGAGCCGGGCTTCCTCATCTTTTCGCCAGAGCCTTCTTTGATGCGCTCGCGCTTGGCGTGAATGTTTGCGTATAGACCCTGCATCTCAAGCTCCTTGCAACATGCCGCGGCTCATGCGGCGCATGACGACGTTTTGTTTTGCAGCTTTACGCTCACCGACCTCGCGCTCGTATGTCTTGCCGAGCTCTTCGCGCTTTTGTTGAAACTGACCTGTCTCAAACGTCGGCAGCTGCGGCGCTGATGGCGCAGACGGTGGCGTCGGTAGACTGAGCGTCGGCGCAGAAATGTTCGGCGCTTGCGGCGGTGCCTCGCTGAATGCGGGAACGTCGCGTGTACGAAACACCTGCTGCTCTGTGACATCGACCGTCCGGCCTCTGTTTTGCGTTTGACCGGTCACGACGGTGTCAATGAAGTACCCAGACGGCAGGTTGTTCTGCGAATACAGCTGGCCACCGATGTTGTAAGACGTGCCTGACCGCCCTTGGGATACCGCAGTGGCGCTCACTCTCTCGGTCGGATTCGCAGCAATATTGGCCAGTGTTGCGTTGTACGCATTCAACCGCTGCTGATATGCCGCGACCTGGGCGTCGTAGTTCGCCATCGTTTGGGCGTATGCCTGCGACTGTTGTTGAAACGCAGTATTCGCAGCCAGCACTTGACTCTGGTAGGCAGGGAAGTCCTGCTGCGTGTATCTGTTGACCGCGGCCTCGTAGGGGTCGAGCACCGCTTTGGTTTGAGCAGTCCAGTTCTTGAAACCAGTGGCCTGATCCTGGGCGACATCAAAAAGGCCGCTCTGGTATGTCTTAGCCAGGCGCTCGATGTCTGCAGTCGCACGACGTGCGGCCTGCTTCTTTTGGTACATGCTTGGGCCGGTCGCCATTACATCATCCCCATGCCAGCGCCGAGGGTGTCTTGGGTGATGCCGAGCTCGGGCGTCAGACGTTCTTGAGAGAGCAGGGCGCGGCGGCCACCGCGGGTGCGAGCTTTGAGCTGGGTTGCTTGCTGCTCTGCAGCCTTGCGGCGCTCTTCATCGATCTGACCCTGGATCTCTTTGGCCTTGCGCTCCATCTCCATGCGCGAGGCCTCGTACTGCGAGACACCGGTCTCGTAGGCCTTGGTGTTTAGCGCCAGCTGATTCTGCGCAACCGACAGCTGCTCAGACATTGCCTTCGTCGTGGATGCAAGCTGCTCTTTCGCAAGCCGCGACTGCTCTTCGAGCGCGCCGGCCTGTCTACTGAATACCGAAGTCTGCTCAGACAGTTTTGTTTGAAATGCCGCTTGATCTGCAGCCTGTCGCTCAAGCGCTGCCCGCTGCTGCGATTCGGCCTCTCTGCGCGCCTTGCGCGATTCGTTGGCGGTGTAGGCAGAGCCCAAAAGGATCGCGCCCGCAATGAAGAATGGCATGACTACCTCCTAATCAGAACTTCATCCAGTTTGTCGACATCGGTCTCGTCGGTTGCGTGGATGCAAAACCAGACCGCATCTTCGAGCGCTGTGATCTGGTGATGCGTGTTCGCCAGGATGGTCACGCACGCCGGCGCACGCAGCATCTGCACCACGCCATCGGCCTCGAGCTCCACCACGCCCGCAGCCAGAATGCTCAGATGGTCGTACTCATGCGCATGAGTCACCGCGAAATGCCCAGCAGGCAGCAGCATCTTTCGCGCATACACCCCATCACTGAAGTGATGCGAGATGTTCAGATCGATCTCGATGTTGTCGTCCATATAGCAAGCGATTCTATTGGAAATTGGTCATATACAAGGCGCTTTGATATCAGCTGGATATATCAATCAAGCGGGTTGAACTCCATGCTCGCGGTCACCGGCTTGGGTGGTGCGGCACCGTAGGAAAGCGAGCGGGTCATGCGGTTGTATTCGCCGCCGCCCAGCATCAGGTAGCCGAACGAATCACCGATGTGTGAGTGCTCGTTCTTGTTGGGGGCATCGCGGAACCGCTCCTGGCCTGCGCCGACCGCCACACGCTTGAAGTGATAACCACCGCCCAGGGCTTTGCGTAGCAGCTTGCATTGCCGGTTGACAATCAGCCCAGGCTTGCCGTTGATCAGGCGCTGCATCGGGGCGGCAGACGCCTCCCGGCGCACCTTGAAATCGTTGCTGGCCGTCGGTTGAGCTCGCAGCCCCAGCGTGCGCAGAAACTCAAAGCTGGTGACCTCGTAGATGGCATCTCGCGCCATACCTGCCGGGTCGCCCCAGAGCATGACTTGATGGTTCGGATACCGCTGGTTGAGCTCGGCCAGCAGCTGCATCCCGAACCGCTCGAGACCCATGTCGAAGGTGACGATCTCATGGTGGATCAGCCAGCGACCGTTGGGCAGGCGCTGCCCGATCGTGGCCGCAGGCGTCAAACCGAAGTCGAGACCTACCTGGATCGGCACACCCGGCTCGACCTCGGTGTCGCCCGACATGGCCGAGTCTTCGTACTCCGGCCAGACGGGTCGGCCTTCTTGGACGTAGGTGTACAGACCGCCGGCATAGCAGCGAATCCAGTCTAGGTTCTTACCCAGCAGCATCTGCGGGTAGTAGCCACCAGGCAGGTTGTTGATGTTCTCGGCTTGCGGGTTGACCTTCCACCACTTGCCGGCAGAAAACACATGATCATTGGCCTCGGGGTTGTCGGGCAGGTGGTCAGCGTCGACCTCCATGACGCCGCCAGGCTGCTTCCAGAAGCGCCAGGCATACGGGCCGGTCATCTTTTCCTTCTCGGCCATGTTGTGCCACCAGTGGTCGTCATCCATCGGGTTGGTGTCCATCCAGATGCCGCGCCAGGTCGCACCACCGTCGCGCTTGGTCGGGTAGCGTCCGACCCGGTGGGTCAGGCCGTCGATCACCGCCTTGGGCAGTTCTCGGGCCTCATTGACCCAGGCACCGGTCAGCTCGAGCGAGAGCAGTTTTCTGACGTCCTTGGGCTGGTCTAACGCCAGAAAGATGACCTCGCAGTCGATACCTGTGGCATCCCCGCGGGCGGGTAGTCGGATGTGATGCGTGATCGGCGGCGTCCACAGCATCGGGCCAAAGGTAGCCTCAGGGAACAGATCCAGCCAGGTCTTGATCGTCGTGGTCTTCAGCATTGGGTAGCTGTTTCGCACCACCGCAAAGCGCGTATACCGGATGTTGTCGATCGGCGAAGGCTTCTGCTTGATCGCCTTCAGGAAGATTTTTGCCGCGCAGGCGTATGACTTGCCCGAGCCCACCGGCCCCATCAGACCCTGCACAAAGGCGTTGCTCTGGATGAAGTCGTAAATCACTGGGCTCTGACTGAAGTCCAGGTTCAGGCCCGCGCCTGAGACTGCTTTGTCCGACTGTTCTTTCGTTCTTGCCACGTTTCCTCCAGAGACTCATTTTGATCTTGCGCGGATCATCATTGCACCAATTACCCCTTGGTTATGCCATTCCCCGTGCAACCATTCTTCGCATACCTTCGCGCATTCCTCCCGTTCTGCCGCTGCGCCATCGGCAATTGCAGCTTCAACGACTATGTTGTACTGCTCATGCGTCAAAGCTATAGGATATTTTCTGCCACGTTCCTGCTCAACTAAAGCAACAAAGCTCTCAAGGTTGTCAGGCTGCCAAACATCCCACCCGTCGCTGGTTTCAACCATCAAACCAGCCTCACGCGCCATGCGGATAATGTCATCTCTTGTCATTGCTCACCCCTTGGTGGTGCCACCACGTTCACATCGATCACAGACGGTTTGTCATTCTCATCAGGGTTGTCCAACAAGCCAGACGCTTTTGCCAGCAACCGCAGCACGCCCACCTTGTCGTACAGTTCGATGTCCAAAAAGCTGTTGCCTTCCTTGTCCGTCCTGACCGAGACCTTCTTGATCGCCTGCAAAGCGTGTTCAGGGATCTGGTGCGCCGCCTTGACCTTGACGTTGCCGTCCTCATCCCAAGACATGATGTCCGTGATCTTGGTATTGGCCATGCACAGCAAGGCATAGCTGACCGCCTCACGGTTCTGGATCAGGGTGTTTGAGCGCTCCAACCGACGCTGTATCGAGCGAGTACCACCCCAGTTCGTCAGGGGCGGTACCACGTTGGATTGTTTCTTGGCAGCCATCAGAAGGGGATGTCTTCGTCGTTCGACGGCTGCGGCTGGTAGCCGTTCGCCTTCGCCTGGTTGTGCGCAGACGGCTCACCACCAGCCACCTGAGCGCCGATCTTGATCGCCAACCAGGTCTCGCCCGCCTTAGTCTTCTTCGGGCTCGCGTCCAGCCAATGCACCGACCCATCCGGCAACATGATCCGACCCCGATACGCCGGGTGCCAGTCCTCCGTCTTCTTGTCGTTCTTGAAAGCAGAGCCTTGTCCAGGTCTCATCTCATAAGCCATACAACCTCCATGAAAAAGTAGGGAAAATTTTTGTCAGAGCCCCGCAACGCCACCGTGTGGGGGAGGGGGGAAAGGGTGCCTTTCTGACAGCGATCATGCCAAGCTGGCAACCAGATGCGTTTGCAGAACCGCAGGCCTCGAGCTCCGGTCGGATGCAGACACGTCAGCGCACCCCCTGCCTGCCGGACACGTCCAACACGCAGACGAACGTATGGGTTTTGTACAGACCGCACAGAACGCGCTACAAGCCGTTTTCCTGCCTGACCCATGTCTGCCTATCACCTGACCCATGATCGCGCCTTGTGGGTGCCTTCTCGTTCGTTTAAATGCCATGCCGTGCTGTCAGCTGGTCTGCGTGCAGCGTGATCAGGTCGTTTGCCAGCACCGCGCCATCGGTCGGTAGCGCCAGGCCTTCGGATGCGTAGCGTTCTGACAACCTATCGATCAGCGTTTCAACTTCAGCAGCGCTTACATGTTCAACAACCGCTTCGATTATTTCTTGGTTGCTTAGAACATTAAAACCTTTATTTATAAATAACCTTAATACCTTATCTATACCTATGTTCTTTGTGTTTAGCGCAACCTCTGGATGTAGCCGATGAGGTTGCCTATGTACTGAGTTATCCACAGCTTCAGGTTGCCTATGTGACGGCTCCTCATTAGCAACCTCTGAAGGTAGCGTATCAGTCGCCTTCGATTGCTTCTTCTTGGCGATCTCTTTCTTCATCTTTGCAACGGTGACGGTGTCTCCTGACTTCGGCATCTGGTACTCCTTTGCTGGTTGTGTGACGGGTTTGACTGCACCCTTGATCATGTCGTGGATGCGTTTGAGTCCTTCTGGATCTGGTGTCATGTCTTGCATCTGCTTCTCCTTCATTAGCGGTGTCCTGGTGTCTTCGATGCGACTGGTGATGGCCACAGCTGTCTCAGCGTCGATGCTCTTGTCGAAGATCAGCCGGATGCTGTTGGCTCGCTCGCCTCTCCAGCCTTTGCTGACCACCTCGAGGTAGCCGGCCTTGACCAGCTTGCCGACTTGCCGGGTGATGGCCTGCCTGCTGACGCCCAGGTCTTGCGCCAGGCGTGCTTGCCCGACCCAAGTGATCCCAGCTCGGTTGCAGTAGCTGGCAACCAGGAGCAGGGTGCGCATCATGCCTTCGGTCAGGCTGCGGTCGGTGGCTGCTCGGATCGGGATGACGGCCAGCTTGCGCTGATCCGGTGCCGGCTCCTTCTCCTTGATCCGCGGCTTCTTGGGCAAGGTGAACTGCACGATGTTGTCAGGCACGGCGCTCACTTCCAATCTGCCTCATCTTCGCCGGCAATAAGCGCCACCCAGATGACCATGCCAGCAAGTCCGACCAGGCCGCCGATGGTGATCAGCAGCACACCAAACAATGCGATCGCCATCACGGCCACCGCAGATGTGAGGTCAGCTTCCTGACGTGCTGGTCAGGCGTCAGTCGCCCCGAATGATTCCTGTACGGGCTCTCAGAGCGCTTCTCAATGCAAGGCTTGCAGATCCACCTGGCAGTGGTCTTGCCGCGCTTGTAGACGCCGCCATCCAGATCTCGAGTGCATTGGCAGCTGGTGCAGAACTTTGTATTCATAGCAGCCCCTTGATGCGCTTGATCTCCCAGCCTGTCGCGTCATGGATCTGCAGAATGCGCTCGGCACTGACCGGCATACCGGAGCGCATCTTCGACAGCGAGCTCGGTGGCACGCCCAAGTACCGCGCCAGGGCCACGTCGTTCTTGAGATTGAACTTGGCCTTTAATGTGTCCAACAGCTTGTGTGTTTTCATTTTTTGTATCTCCTGACCATCTCGTTGCGCAGCTTTGTTCTTGCCTCGGTGCCGCGCTGCTGTTCAACACCGTTTAGGTAATCCAGCTTGGTGATGCGCGGCTTCCTGGCCTTGTCCGGCAGCTTCAAAGCCCAGCGCACCTCGCACTCAAAGCGCCACGCCTCGCTGTAGGTGCAGAGCTCCACGCCGTTGACCATCACAGTTTTTGCCGGCGGGTGAGGGCGCTCGCAGTGCGGACACGTCACTTGATCCTGCGAACCTTGGCCGCAGCTGCAGCCTTCTGCTCGCGCAGCATTCGACGAAACTTCTTAGCTAGATCTGTCTTCTCCGCAGACGTGTACTTCCACTCTGGATTCCAGACCGAGGGCGTGTCGTCAGTGACGACCTTCTTTGCCTTGCGCTTCTTCTCAGGCATGACCGGCATCAGCAATCTGTTTTGGTTCATTGACTTTTCCTTTCAAACTTTCCAAAGACTCATACCCTTCCCGAAGTTGTCAGGCCGCGGCACGTTGCGCATCTGCACCTGACCCTTCGCCATCATCTTTCGCAGGACGCTGTAGAGCCCTTCCTTGTTAATCTCAATGTCGGCCTCGCAGACATGCTCGAAGAGCTCCTGGGTCGACAGCTCGCCAACGTCGGTCAAGGTCTCGATCACCAGCTTGCGCAGGTCGGTGCGTACCGGCTTGGCAGCCTTGCCGTTCAGACCCATGTTGATGACCAGCCTGCCGCCGGTCTTCTTCAACACCGTGCGCTCACCCTGCAGCTGCTTGACCACCCAGTGCCAGCTCATTTCAGCTGGTCGCGCATCATCGGAATGAAATCCTTCAACTGCAGGCACACCCGCCACGGCTGCCCATTGCGCCTGTACGCCAGCACCGGGATCTCCCCAGCCTCGGCGCAGGCCTCCACTTGTTCGCTCCATTTGTCCACCTGTAATCGTTCTTGTCGTTTCACTTCGATGCGGAACTGCTGCACGGTCAGGTCGTCGCCACTGTCTCTGGCTTGGCCCAGGTTGCGCTTCACCACAAACCCGAGCTCATCAGAGAGCAGGGCGGCGAGCTCACGCTCACCAGCCGCGCCCTTGTTGCGCTTACCCCTACCGTTCATGCGCTGCCCAGGAGCCGCTTCAGCCGGTTCTCAGCGGTCTCGTAGCGCTTGCCGTAAGCCTCGACGATCAGCTCCTCGAGGATCGACGTGCGGCTGCGGCGCTGCTCGTCTGCAGCCAGGTCAAGCAGCTGCCTGACCTCTGGCCGCATACGCATCAGAAACATCCGGTAATGCTGGGTTGAGCTCATCTGTAAAGTCTCCAAACGGTACGATTGCAGAAAGATATATCGATTCTGACGACTTC